ATCTTCTGCACTTTTATTTGCAGAAAGTTCCACTATAGGAAAAATAAATTCATTTAAAATCCTTGATATTGGATTTGGATATGAATCAGATTTGACATTAAGACCAACAGCAAATTTACCTCAGATATTAAAACTTGATCCACTTTCTTCTTTTGCTTCTGTTGGAATAACTTCTGCTGGAGTAGACTATAATATTGCTCCAGATTTAATTGTTTTAGATGATTTTACTAGAGAATTGGTTAAGGATGCCCAATTGAAATATTCATTAGGAGATTCTCAAGTAACTATTGTAAAAAATTCAAAAGGATTTTATGGAAAAACTCCAATAATTTTACCAGTTAATAACTCAAATGGTTACAGAATAAGAACAATGGAATATAACCGATTTACAGAATTGGTTACTGTGGAATTAACTGGAATATTTACAAATTTATCAACATTTCCATTTTCTATAGGAGATAGAGTTTTAATAGAGAATGCAAATACAATTGAAAGTGAATTGAAGGGATTTAACTCTGAGGAATATGGATTTGCATTATTTGAAGTTGTGGAAGTTAGAGTGGATGGAGAAGAAAGTCTTGTAATATATTCTATGGATGGATATTTAAATCCAACAGAAATTATAGGAAATTATAGTACTATACGATCTGCTGGTAGAATTATACCCGAAAAATATTTTCCAATTTTTAATCCAATATTAGTTAAAAATACTTTCTTTGAAAATGAAACTGTTTATTCTGGAAATTATTCCGGCGTAGTACAATCATGGGATAAAAAAAATGAAAATTTAAAAATAACAAGTGATGATATTTTTACACCAAATCAATTAGTTTTTGGTAAATCATCAAAATCTGTTGGTAATATTAAAAATGTTACCAGTACTGAAACTACATATAAGGTATCATCTACATCAAAAGTTGAAAGGGGGTGGAATAGAGAAACTGGATTTTTGAATACCAATACACAAAGAATTCATAATAATGAATATTATCAATATTTTTCATATTCTCTTAGATCTAGAGTTCCATATGATACTTGGAAAAATCCAGTAAATAATTTAAATCATACATCAGGATTTCAAAAATTTAGCGATTTAATTATTGAATCAATAGATTCAACCAATGTTGGTATTGATACAAGTCAAGATAATGGGTATTATGTTTCTATAAACACATTAAATAGTATAATAGATTTGGATTCTGTTGTTGATTTTGATCTGGCATTTGAATCTTCATTTATTACAGCAGGTGAAGGTGGATATAGAGTATCTGATCAGATAATCTTAAATGCCGCAATAATTCAAGATTATTCTGAATCTGCTGGAAATCGAGTTTTATTACTAGATGATATTAGTACATCTTTTGTTTCAGTAGAAGTTAAAGGTTTTGTAAATACTTTCCCAATTTAAATAAAAATGCCAAAGACTAGATCTAGAAAATTTTTTTTAATAGCACAAGATAATAGACCTCAATTTTCTTCAAGAAAACAATTGTCTGTGATATCCCTATTAAATAGTGGTTCGGAAATATATTTAAATGAATATGGTAAATTGTATACTTCTGCAAGTGAACTTGGATCTTTTCAAATATTAACAAATGCAGATGATACTGCTACATTGACATTTAATCCATTCCCAGGAGAAGATTCAACATTTTTTGATTACCATTTTCTATCTTATGATACTAGGCATGATGTATCGGATATTGGTGTATTTGGGTTACCAAACTTATGTCAAACTGAATCATACCGATCAGATTTTCAAACTGGTATAACTACAGTAGCAAGAATTCCGACATATTATAGATCAGCAAAAATATTATCAGAGATATCTTTTAATTCTGGAAATTACGATTTTTCTGAAATTAATATGGTTCATGATGGAAATCAAGTATATCTTTCTGAATATGGTAAATTATATTTTGATCAAGGGTACGAAAATATTGGATTAGGTACATATAATGCTAGAATATCAGATTCTTTTGTGAATATAGAATATATCCCAAATGTGACTGGTATAGCTGCAACTTCAAATAGTGTATGGGTTGGACTTGCACTAACAGAATTTAATGCAAGATCATCTAGAACCGATTTAAGAAATGCTAGATTAGAAACAAGTTTTACAAGCATAGATTCAAAATTGTTTCCAATTGAAACTACAGTTGCAACTTACCCTTCAGACTTTAATGGGGCATATTATATTATTTTAATAAAAGATGTTACAAATAATAAAATTCAATTATCTGAAGTTTTGGTATTAAGCAGTCTGGGAAATGCATGTGTAACTGAATATGGGGTAGTTACAGATGCAGATGAACCTCTTGGTTATTTTACAGGGCAAGTATCATCATTAACAGAATTATTTTTTACACCAAATCCAAAAATTGAAGTTGAACTAATAATATATCAACATCTTCTTACATTACCAGAAATACCAACAACTCCATATTTTATTGATTTAAATAATTCGCAAATCATTTCAGGATCTAGTAGAAGAGAATTCCCTATTACTGGACAAAATGAACTGGATTTTAATTTAAGATATAATGGAGTTCCAGTTTTTCAGAGAATTTTTAATGCTGAAAATGTAGGTGTAGCTGATACAACTAATAATATTATAGTTTTCCCTCAGCATTTCTTTGTTACTGGAGAAAAAGTTCAGTATAAGTCAAATTTCTTTTTTCCAGAAAATACAGAATTATCCATAGGAATTGCTGCAACTGTTATATCTGGAGTTGGATTAACAGACAAACTTTCTGGGGATTTATATGTTTATAAAATTGATGATAGAAGAATAAAATTATCAACCTCTGCAGAAAATGCATTAGCTAATAGTCCAAAATTTATTGATTTCACTAGTCAAGGAATTGGGCAAACGCATTATATGACAGCAACGAATCAAAATAGTAAGTGCATTTTAATGATTGATAATGTAATTCAATCTCCTATAGTTGCTACCGCAATTACATCATCTCTTATTTCTAATTTAAATGTTGAAGTTAATACCTTAGTTGTATCTGGGATTACATCATTTTTCTCTGGAGATTTAATTCGGATTGAAAATGAAGTAATGAGAATTGATAATGTACGAGTTGAGGATCAAAATTACATTGATGTGAAAAGACCTTGGGTTGGAACTGCTGTAACTACTCATTTTGCTGGTGATATAATTACAAAAGTTAAAGGTAATTTTAATATTATTGAGAATACTGTACATTTTGCGTCACCACCATATGGTCCAGTTAGAACTCCGGATTATAATGGAGATAATGGTATTATTCCAGAATATGAAATTAAATCCACTTTCCAAGGACGAGTTTTTATTAGATCTGGTGTTACGGATACTACTGAAGAATCTTATGAAAAAAATTACATTTTTGATGATGTATCAAAGAGTTTTGATGGAAATAGAAACTCCTTTGAAATAACTAATTCAAATAATTCTGTCACAGGATTTTCAACTAATAATGCAGTAATTTTAATTAATAGCATTATGCAAGGACCAGAATCCGATTATAATTTAGATGAAAGATCTGGAAAAACAAATTTAGTTTTTACTGGCACAGCAACTTCTGCCTTATATGATCCAAATACTTCAGGTGTCCCCCGTGGTGGAATAATTGTTTCTATAGCATCAAGCAATGGTTTTGGATTACAACCTCTTGTTTGTGCTGGTGGTACGGCTATAATTTCCCCATCTGGACAAATTCAATCAGTAAGTATAGCAAATAGTGGATCTGGATATAGATCTGGACTACAAATTGTAAATGTTTCCGCACAAACAGATAGTGTACAAACTCCCAGTATTGAATTTATTGGAACAGCAATAGTATCAAATGGTAATATTATTGGAGTGGACATATTAAATTCGGGATCATCTTATAGTCAAGCGAATCCACCAGAAATTGTATTTGACGATCCTCTTTCATATGCAAATTTAGATTTGCAGTATGTATATCCATCATCTGGAGTTGGAACCCAAGCAAAAATTGATATAGTAGTTGGGCAAGGATCTAGTGTAATTAATTTTGAAATGACTAATTTTGGGTACTCATATAAAGAAGAAGAGTTACTAACATTAGAATATGGCGGAACAACTGGAATACCAACAGATAGTAGTAAACCATTTGATCCATTTTTAATTAGAATAAACAGAGTTTATGAAGATCAATTCTCAGCATGGTCTATTGGAAGTTTACAACAATTGGATGATGTAAGTTATCTTATAGATGGACAAAGAAGATCTTTCCCATTATTAGATAATGGAAATAGGTTTTCTATAATTGCAAAACCAAATTCATTTATTGATATAAAAGCAGTTATATTAGTTTTTGTAAATGATGTTTTACAACAACCAACTGTAGCATATGAATTCAATGGTGGAAGTGTTATTAGATTTACTGAAGCACCAGAACTTGGCAGTAAAATAAAAATTATATTTTATAGGGGAACAGAAGGTGTAGATGTTAAAGACGTAAATATTCAAGAAACAATTAAAAAAGGAGATAAAGTAAGAATAGCAGGTACTGATTATTACTTAAATGAAGATGAAAGATTAGTTACTGATATTCTAGCCCCAAAAATTATAGAGACTAATCCATATAGGGGAGTGGGTCTTACGGATAATGAAGAATTGTTGAGACCATTAGTTTGGACAAAACAAAGACAAGATTTAGTTATAAATGGGGAAAATGTAACTAAAGATAGGGAATTATATGAACCAAAAATATATCCAGTTACAAATGTAATCCAAAATATTGGTATTGCAGATACTGTATTTTATGTTGAAAATATAAAAACCATTTTTGATAATAAACAAGAAAGATCAGGCGAAAATCAAGCACCAATTGAAATTGTATATGAAAATAATGAATCTACTGGAATTGCAACGGCAATCGTAAATTCGGATGGCACTATAGAACTCGTAGATTTAACTTACGGTGGATATGGTTACACAAAAATCCCCAGTATTTCTATTGCAGGTGGTTCATGGATTAGGAGAACATCAACATATGCTGCAACAATATCGGATCAAATTATTGCCGATACAACTAATGGTACTTTTACCATATATCTTCCTGATAATCCAAATAAAGGAGATTTTATAATTATATCTGATGGTGGTGATTGGGTAACAACACCATTAACTGTTTCCGGGAATGGGTTTACAATTGAAGAATTAACTCAAGATAAAATTTTAAATACTTCTGGATTGCAATATGAATTTGTGTATTGGATAGATGATGTAAAAAACCCCACGGTGACTACATGGAAAGTATATTCGTACCCTCAACCGCAAGAAGTTAAGCAAATAAAATCCGAGGCGTTTGCCAATATTTCCAATGGAGTAATAACTTCAATACAACTTTCTGAAGTTGGTTTTGGATATACAAATTCAAATCCTCCTATTGTCTTAATTGAAAGTCCAAATCCAATAACAAAAGAAATTGTTAAAGAAGTTGAGTATTTGGGAGATTTTGGTATTATTAGTGGAATAACTACAACAACTTTACCACTTGCCCCTAATGCTTTAGTATTTGATTTAGTAGTTCCACCCGATTCATTCCTTCAAAATTTTAATTATGTTGATGACTATATTAGAATAAGTAAATTGGAACCAGGATATTATTTTAGTGTATTTAATTCTAATATTGGATATGGATTGACTTCATATAGATCGGATGGATCTATAATTGGAATAGGAACACAATGCATAGATAATATCTATCAAGTGATATCAGTTTCTGTAGGATCCACGGAAGCATATGGAATACTAGGACTTTCTCCAGTTCTCAAAGTTGCGGTTAGTGTAGACAATTTTAATGGATTGAATGGACTGGAACATGGCAATTTTTACGGAGAATATAGTTGGGGATTGATATCACCAAAAGTTAGAAACAACCCTAAAGAATTTTTTATAAATTCCGATTATGGTGTTGTTGGATTAAATACGACTCCTATTGTTAGAAGAAAAAATTATTTAAGTTTCTTCAATTATTAATTCATATAATTAACATAAATAAGTAAAAAACTATAAAAAATGTCAGCAATTATAACTGATAACATTAGAATATTGAATGCCAAAAATTTTGTAGCATCTATTGGGTCTACTACAAATTCATATTATGCCTTTATCGGTCTTCCCAATGCAGAAGATTACGATGAAAATTGGGACAATTTTCCAACTCCACCTAAAGACAGTTTTGATGAACTCAATGAAGTTTGGGAAACTATTATTGCATTAAAAAAAATATCAAATGATGATATTAGACAAGTAATAAGAAAAATTGAATGGACTTCTGGTAATACTTATGATATGTATCGCAATGATATAAGCAGAAACAATGTTGCAAGTGTTACAGAAAGAACAAATTTATATGCATCAAATTTTTATGTTGTAAATGAAGATTCTAGAGTTTATATTTGTTTACAAAATGGAACTAGTCCAGAATATCCAAATGGAAGACCATCTTTAGATGAACCATCATTTACTGACTTGGAACCAAGACCTGCTGGAACTAGTGGGGATGGATACATTTGGAAATACTTATATACTATAAAACCAAGTGATGTTAGAAAATTTGACTCAGTAGATTATATTCCCGTTCCTAGAGACTGGGAAACTAATGTTACTAATGAATCAGTTAGAGAAAATGCATCTAAAAGTGGACAACTAAAAGTTGCAACTGTAATTTACAGAGGAGTCAATCTTGGTCCAGCAAGATCATATATTGTCCCAATTAATGGTGATGGTAAAGGAGCAGAAGCAACGGTAATTGTGGGAAATGATGCAAAAGTTGAATCAATTACGATTAGAAATGGCGGATCGGGATATACATATGCCACAGTAGATTTAGAAGCGGTAGATTTTCCCACAGGAATAGAAGCACCAATATTTGATGTTATAATTCCACCTCCAGGCGGACATGGTGCCGACATTTACAGAGAACTTGGTGCGACTAATGTACTTATTTATTCCAGACTTGAAAATGATACAGAAAGTCCAGATTTTATTACTGGAAATCAAGTTGCTAGAATTGGAATTATTGAAAATCCATTAAATTATGATTCAACTTCATTAATAACTATTGATAAAGTGAGTGCAGTTTCTGCATTAAAATTAACAGGGTTATTAAATGCTAATGAATATGAAACTGCAAAATTTGCACCAGATTCACAAATAATTCAAAATATTGGTTCAGGTACAACCGTAGTTGGTCGAGTTGTATCATATGATAATAGAACTGGTGTTCTTAAATATTGGCAAGATAGGGGATTATATGGATTCAATTATGGGGGAGAATTTGACTCAGATAAAAAAAGAAAAAATAAAACAATTCCAAGATATGGGTATCAAGTAAATGACTTTACAACTACTTTAGAGTCTGGGGGAGATTTAATAATTAGAGGTGGGTCTCGTAATTTGGGAATAGATACAAATTTTTCTGGTATCTCAACAACAATAAATAATACAACATATATTCTAGGTCAGGAATTTATTTCTGGAATTTCAAATCCCGAAATTAAAAAATATTCTGGAAATATTATTTTTGTTGATAATAGACCTTCGATTACTAGATCAATAAATCAAAAAGAAGATATCAAAGTCATTTTGCAATTTTAATTAAGAATTATGCCACAGGAAACTAATCTCAATGTCTCCCCTTATTTTGATGATTTTGATAGGGAAAAGGACTATTATAAGGTACTATTTAAACCCGGATATCCAATTCAAGCAAGAGAGTTAACAACTCTACAATCAATATTACAAAATCAAATTGAACAATTTGGAACTCACTTTTTTAAAGAGGGAGATAAAGTTATCCCTGGGCAGTTAACATATTTAAAAAATTTCAATTGTGTTCAAGTTAATTCTCAGTATGGTGGAATACCATTATCTTTATATTTAAATGAATTAATTGGTAAAAAAATAAGAGGAGCAACTAGTGGAGTAAGAGCTGAAATACGAAAAGTTATTAATGAAACTGAATCAGAAAAAAATAATATAACTTTATATTTAAATTATTTAGAATCCGGATTAGTAGATTCACAAAAAGAATTTACAGATGGTGAAATTTTATTAGCTGAAGAGGTAATCCAATTTGGCAATAATTTTATTTCAATAGGAGAACCTCTTGCAATTTCAGTATCTTTAAATTCCACATCTATTGGTTCTGCAATTTCAATATCCAATGGAGTGTATTTTTTAAGAGGAAATTTTGTTAATATAAATGATGAAATACTTCTTTTAGAACAATATTCAAATAATCCTAGTTGTAGAGTTGGGTTTTATATAGAAGAAAATATTGTAAGTTCAGATGAAGATCTTACTTTAACTGATAATGCAAAAGGTTTCAATAATTATGCTGCTCCAGGAGCAGATAGACTTAGGATTAGAGCATTTTTATATAAAAAAAATATTGATGATTTAGATAATACAAATTTTGTTCAACTTATTACTGTAAAAGATGGATTATTGAGAGATACTGCATCAAATTCAGATAATGGGTATTTAAATGATATTTTAGCAAAAAGAACTTTTGATGAATCTGGTCATTATTATATAAAATCGTTTACAACTTATGTTAAAGAAAGTTTAGATAATAGCATTGGAAATGATGGCATTTTTAAAGAAAATGAATTAACTTATAATGGATCCACACCAAGCGATGATTTGGCAATATATAAAATAAGTCCCGGTCAAGCTTATGTTAGGGGATATTCCGTAGAAGTTTCAAATCCAACTTTTTTGGATATCAAAAAACCAAGAACAACTGAAACATTAGAAAATCAAGGTATAAATTTTGGATTTGGTCCAACTTTATCAGTAAATAGAGTATATGGATCTCCAACTATAGGTTTCAATACTACTGGTACTTTACTTTTAAAAGATGATAGAATAGGTATATCTTCATCAACTGAATCTGGAACAACAATTGGCAGAGGAAGAATTTACGACTTTTCACTTGAAAATGGAAGTTATAATACAAATAATTTAAATCAAAATGTATGGGATCTATCTTTATTTGATGTTCAGATGTATTCAACTGTAACATTAAATGAACCAGTTACATTATCATTACCTACTCGTATAATAGGACAATCCAGTGGAGCAACTGCATTTTTAAGAACTTCAGTTACAAATTCATCTACAATAGGCATATATGAAATAGCGGGGCAATTTTCATCTAAAGAAAATATAATTTTTGATTGTCCAGTAGCAACTGAAAATAATATATCTAGAGTTATTACGGACATTAGAAATTATGGAATTTCCGATGTAAAATCTGTATACAGTACAGCTGGAATAGGAATAACATTTAATGCTGATGTCATCCAAAATGCCAATAAAGTTATAGGAAATGCTAGCATTTCTGCTGCTGTTAGTGACATTTCTACTGTAACATTTTCTGGAGCAAATATATCTGGAATATTTTTGCCTGGAAATTTGGTAAGTTATACAAATCCCGCAATAAACAACATCTCTTATGCCAGAGTTTTTAGTGTAGATGAAATTTCTAGACAAATAACAATTAATCCTGTTGTTGATGTGCCTGGGGTAGTTTATGGTCAATTACCAACAAATATTTTAAATGTTAATGATTTCACCCTATTAATTACTTCTATTCAAAATACGGGTTCAAATGGAAATGCGGCATCTAATGAATCACTTTTCAGTATTTTACCAAAATCTAATATCAAATCAATAAATTTATCCAATTCACAATTAACAATAAGAAGACAATTTAAAGTAAATATTACAAATAATTCAACAAATTCAATAGATTCAAGTGAAAATGAAGTATTTTTACCTTTTGATGAAGAAAAATACACTTTAATTAGATCTAATGGAATTACTGAAATATTAACTCAAGATAAATTTACTTATTCAAATGGTTCAACTCGTTTAGTAATCAATAATTTAAGTGCTAATGATATTGGATCAATACTAATTGCAACATTAACAAAATCTAAAGTAAAATCAAAATCTAAGATAAAAAAAGTAGTTGAAAGTATTATTATTGATAAATCTAAATATGCTTTTTCGGGAATAGGGCAGTCAACTTCAAATGATGGGTTAATTTATGGTAACTATCCATATGGAACACGAGTTCAAGATAATGAAATTTGTTTAAATTATCCAGATGTAAATATTCTTTATGGAATTTTTGAATCTAATAATATTTCCGATCCACAAATTCCATCTATTGTATTAAATTCAATCAATGGTTCAACTGCAACAACTAATGACCTTATAATAGGAGAAGAAATAATTGGAACTACAAGTGGATCTAGAGCAATTTATGTTGAAAGAGTAGATGATGTAGAAATAGGATTTATTAGCATAAATGATTTTCCATTTATATCAGGAGAATTAGTACAATTTAAAAAATCTGGAGTATCTGCTATTCTGTCAATTATAAATTTTGGAAGTAAAAATATATCAAAAGAGTTTAATTTAATTACTGGACAAACTCCAACTTATTATGATTATTCTAGAATTATTAGGAATTCAAACTCCCCAGAACCACAAAGAAAAATTAAAATACTTTTCACAAGAGGATATTATGATTCATCTGACACTGGAGATATCACTACTGTAGATTCATAC